AAAAGCATCAATTAACTCAAACATTCTATTATCTGCAATAGGAGCAATAATATAATCTGCTTGATTAACTCTATTAATTATTTTTTGTATTCTTGGATTATCAATATAATCATTTAAAGTATCTCTAAATGTAGCTATTGCTAACATCCAATTAATATCAACAACAAATCTTATAGCTTTTAAGTTTCTTGTGTCAAATGACATTAAATAAATAGATGAATTTTCATCATCTGAAACAAACATTCCAGCTTGTTTTAATGTTTCACCTAAATAAAAGCCATTACTAAAATCATTACTGTCTCCAGAAGCATCTAGCCTTATTGCTCCTGTAATACCATTTCTTGAACCATGACATAATAATTTTTTAGTACGAGTATCAAATAAATCTTTATATTCAAGCCACTTTATTTCATTAACAAATAATTTATGGTCATAACAATAATTATAAAGTTTATCCAGATTTTCTTTAGAATCAATATTATCAATTCCAACTAAATTAAATAATTCTTCCTTTGATACTTGAAATAGTTCAGTCATCATGGAAATATCTTCATTAAAATTATAATCGGCAGAATTATTAAATTGTTCTACTAATCTAAATTTCATATTTGTCCGCCTTTTAATAGTGGGTCAATCAAGTCTTTCTGTAAATTAGTTGCTTTATGATAAGTTCCATCTGAATCAATGATAAATATATCTATGTCATTAAAATATTTTTGAGTCCTTGCATACTCAGATAACCTGATGTTCCAAACATCACAACTACGTTTATTTTTACCTGTAATAACAGCTAGATTCTCAAGTCTATTATCACATTCATCACCATTCATATGATGAATCATACAGTATTCATAACCAGAATTTATTAATTCAGCTGTTATTTTAGAAGCTCTTCTTCTTGCAGTGTCTCTACAATTTTCTCTTATTTTAAATCGCATAAGAAGTCAACTCACTTCAATTTGAATATTCTCGAGTTATATTCAAATTAATAATGAGGTATGTGGGCTGGTTTTTATCAGCCCACATACCATAAGATAAGTTAATCTATTACTTAAGCAGTAATTTCGCCCTTAACGATGAGGTTAGCATTAAGAACCTTGAGATCATAAAGGGTAGACCAACCTTGCGATGTGCCACCGTCAGCATACTGAAGAAGCTGAGTAGGAACGATAGCCATATAAGGAGCATAAACAGCAACAGAAGACATCATGTCATCGCCGTTGCAGCCGATGCAGAACTTGCCGGGGTCCATAGCAGGAGAAACATAAACGCGAAGAGCATTTAATGTACCAGCAAAATAAGGACCATTAACCTGACCAGCAGGAGCAGCAGTAAAGCCAGGAATGAAGGTGAGCACAGGAAGAACATCGGAAGCAATGATCATATAGTTAGGAGCAAACCTACGAGTACGATCATAGATGATCTGACGGCCAATTTCGAGGATCTCAGAGAAACCAGCATAGTGCTCAGTCTTGGACACACCAACAGGAAGAGTCTTGCTCCAAGTAAGAGCAGCTTGAGGAGCACCAGCAGTTTCAGCTAACAGGTTAACAACTTCAGTGTCGATTTCATAGGACAGTTGACCAACAGCCTTCTCAGCTAACTGATCACCAAGGTCAAAGCCATAGTCAGTCTTAGCTTGGAAAGCAGCAATCTGGCTGTAGTAAACAGCGATTCTACGAGCTTTGGCAAGAAGAGGAATGCTCTCCATCTTAGCATTGAGGATGGGCAGGTCATTCTGAGGAATAACAACATTGTCATACATGTAAGCAGCGGTATCACCAGCAACAACAGTGTACTGAGAAGAACCAGCAGCATCAGTATAGAACTTGTAGGTACCAGCATTGCTTTCAGTACCCTCAACGGCATACAGATAGGTAACAGTAGAACCATTAACAACCTTAACATCCTTAGCAGTAATAGTAGCTTTCTGAGCATCGGTTAAAACTCTGCCACCAAGGAACTTGGTTTCAATCCACTGATGTGAACCAGCAGGATCTAAGTCAACAACTTCAAAAGCACCCTTAACGATAGGTGACCAAGGCAGAGCTTGGAAACCGGTACCAGTAGCAGGGGTAGCAGTAACAACGGCTGAAGTATAGTTAGGCTTAACTTCACCAAGCATGAAAGGATTGTTGAAGAGGTCACCCTGAGCAACATCACCTTTATTAGTACCAGCAGTGTAGTTAATGTAAGTAACAAAACCGCTCATAGAAGACATCGGATGAACGATAACTAAATCGTTAGCAATTAAGTTAGGCAGAGCAACAGTTGTCAGATTTAAGCAGAACTTTTTATACCAAATATCTTACGAATAATTCGTTTCCAATTATTCTCTCTATATTACTATAGAAGTTGAGACTATATCTTCATCCTTAATCGTTTTACCCTTTTAAGGATGCTTCGCACTTCGGAACTACTTAGTTCCTACTCTACTCGTTTATTCTCTAAAGTTTTTCTCTTTAGATATACTTTCGATAGTCGTTGAACCTTCCTCTCATAAGAGAGGCTTGGCTGCTGATTGTCCTTATTTTCTGCTTATAATAAGGAGTTTCCAGCAATTCACCAAGTTATTTATTCATTAACTTTTTATATTTAAATGAAGTTAATGAGTTCCATATATTACTATATGGTGGACCATTAATTTAGCCCCATATCTGAACGCTGAGTACCAGTGCTGTTGTCAAAAGCCTCATTCAGGAAATTGTTAGTATTTGATAAAACCTTCGCAACAGTAAGTTTGCGAGCATTGTCCATCTTTTCGCCATTGTGCTGACGACCATAGACAGACTCAGAGATGGCTAATCTCTTGGAATAAGCCTCTAATAAATTAGTAGCCATTATATTTATTTCTCCTTTAAATTGGTTGTAATTATATTATAAACCAGCTAAACTCATTAATTGTTCATCTACTTCATCCCCGAAATTATTAGCTGGGAGAATATTTTCGTTTTTAGATGGAGTAGCTTTCATTTGCATATTCTCAGTAATGTTCATAGATCTAAAAGGTAACTTACTCATATTAAGTTTGTAATCTCTTAAATCTTCACAAACAGCATCAATATCATCAAAGGTATAGCTTTCAGCTAATCTATTTTTAATTTCATTAACAGTTACACCTAACATTAATGCTTTAGAATCAATATACTTATCAACTGCTTTATTAGCAATTCTTCTGTATTTTTCAACTAAAGTATTTGATTTTTCTATTTTCTGAGAATATTCTTTATTTTTAATTTCAATGGTATTTTGTAAATCAGCTATATTTTCATTAAGTTCTTTCTTTTCCTTATCATAAGATTCAGTTAAAGAACCTAACTGCTTAGATAATTTCATAAGTTTATTTTGTTCAGAAGAGTACTTTTCATTTAGTACCTTATTAGACTCAGCAAACTTTGTTGTCCTTGTCTTAATCTGCTTAATCATATCATCTTTTTGTTGAAGCTGATTTTTCATGCCATTTAATTCTTCATTTAATGAAGAAATTTTAGCTTTTAAAGGATCAAGTTGTCTTGCATCAGCAGATAATTTCTTAACGCTTTTTGAATACTTATTAACTTCTTCTTGTAATTCAGCTTCCTTAGCATAGCTAACTGATAACTTCTCTTGCAAGGAAGTAATAGTAGTTGCAAGTTCCTTATTCTCTTTTAAAGCTTCTTGAAGTTCTTTGAAATCGGCCTTGTCATCGTCAACTGCCATATCCTTCGAATCTTCATCTATATTATCAAGACTTTCGTCTTTAATACGAGTTACTAAATTAACTAACCATAACCAAGCATCCTGGACTTCTTCATCCCAACCTGCTTTTTCTGCATCAATTCCTTTTTCAGGAGCTATATTTTTATCATACCAAGAAACTAAATAATCTCTTAAAGTGTCCATTGCAGATTCAATAGATTGAACACTTTCATCTAACTTAATATTAAGGTTATCTAAAGTTTCTTGCATAATAACTTTCTCTTCAGCATTAGCAGTTTCTAAGGATTCAAGTAATGCTTTCTTATAATTAAATTTATTGGTATCTAAACCTTCGGTAACAAGATTTAATCTTGCAGATTTAACGGCAGGTAAAAGTACTAAATCAAATGCCTTAAAATCATAAGTACTGGGATCTACTTCTTCGGTACCATCATAATTAGGAGAAACATCTCCACTACCACGAGAACTTATACCAAGTTTAAATCCTGCTTTAGCTAATGTATAAGCAATCTTACCAAGTGGAGTATTTAAAATATCAAACTTGGCCCAGAGCTTACCATTTTTCTTTGTTGGTTTATCTCTCATGATTATGGCAATTCTAGAAGAATCAGTCTCTTCACGATCAGTTGGGTGATCTAATTCACCAACAATGCCACCATTTTCTATTAATTCTGTGACTATAGGATCACTAAAAGTTTTTTCCCATAATTCTTCAGAATAATGACGACCATTTCTTGTACTATCAACAAAATCAGCACAAGGACCTTCTAAGGTCCCAAGTATAGCATCATTATTTTTCACATCTTCTGCTGTATCAGTAAAAATTAAATCTTCTTTTTTAATATCATTCATTTTGATGAATACCTACCTTCTTATCTAATTAGATAATTAGATTTTTATTCCATCTAAACTTATTTAAAAGTATTTATTAATTTAGCATTTTTTACAATAAAAAATTTATTTCATATTACAAAAGTACAATACACAATTATATATTAATATATAATTATAATATATAATAATATATATTGTACTTTTTATTCAGGATTTCTACCATTTACTAGTTCTAAAACTTTTAAATCTGCTTTAATTAGTTTTAGAAGTTTTTGACAAGGAATTAAATCATATGTTTTAGAATAATTATATAAACACATATTAATTTCTTCAAATCTACAATGCTTAAGAAAAATAGTTGATTCTTCAACAGTTTTGTTATATAATAAAATTTGTAAATTTAAACTGGCTAATGTTGTTAAAATATCTTTAGGATCAACAAAATTTTCCTTTACAATATTTATATACAATTTACTTTTTTTGTTATTGTATGATTTTCTTAATTTCTCATAAAATGCTGTTACATCTAATTGTCTATTATCATTTATAAATTTTAAGATTTCAACTGTTGGTTGATCTTCTTTCAATAATTTACGAAAAACATCAGTACAATCGATTCCATCATCTTGTAGTTCAGTTAATAACAATAAACAATCTTGTTTACTTATCGCCATATTTATCTCCTTTCGGTATAACCGAGTAGTTTATTTATATTTGATCATTATTTAAATCTGTAAAATCTCCTGCGTTTAATTCATTTGGAGTAGGAAGAATAGTTTCTTCTTCAGGAGCTGTTTCTTCACTTGCTTCAAAATCAGACATATCTCCTAAATCAAGGGCTCCCCCACCAGAAGGTGCTCTATGAATACTTTCACCTGCATCATCAGGACCAACTCCACCAAGTGCTCTTAATTCATCATCTGTTGTGTCTACGCCCTCTTCTTCTGCTTCTTCTAACTCATCAATTTGTTCTTGAATTATAGCAAGAACTTCAGGGTCAGAAATTGTTTCAGCTAATAATGCTTTAAGTATTTTTAACTTAGCAGATGCATTTTCAATTTCAGTACTATCAAGAAGATTCATAATATCTTGAATCATATTAATATTGGTACCCTTAGCATCTTGTCTATCTTTCTCCTCTTGAGTTGTAGGAGATTGCATGTGTAACGCAAAATTATTCACATAACTATCTAGGCCTTTATCAATTAACATCAAGTTAACTGCATCAGTTACCATTTGAACAAGTGTATTCTGTATTCTCTTAATCGTTTTTGCATATCTACTAGATTGTAATGCTAATGATGTACCGCCATTGAAACCACCTGGGTCATCAGTGTCACCAAGGAATGCTTTAGGAATCTTAATAGCAGCATATAACTTATTTTTAAAATAATCAATATCTGCTAATCCGTTGACATCAGGATTATCATTAACAGTTTGAATGTTTATACTACCTTGTCCATTATGAGTAGGAATATAAACATTATTTTCTATTGGTCCAGGATTAGTATATTCACTCATTGATTTATCAACATCAAGAGCAGTTTTTTGTTCAAGAAGTGTCTTAATACCCATAAGATGAGGACCAACCCTCTCTTTAGGCATATCACCAACTTCAACACCAATAATTCTAATAATTGATGATTTAGTTAATCTATTTAATAAAAGAGAATTCTCTAATAACATCATCATACGCCATAATTTAAATATGGGGTATAATATAGATTGTCCTCTCTTAACAGTATACTTAATAGCGTTAGTATTAGTTTCATAATCTTTATCATTTAAGAAAATATCAACTTCTTCAGGAATTCTACTTGTATTATCTTCTAATGCAGCATGAACAAAAGATGTAGCATCATATACTTCAACATCATTCTTTTTAAAGGAATATTTATATGAAGTATTGAACATTGAATTAGTATTTCTTGCAAATGTCCCTATATTTGCTTTGATATATCCACAACTTTTGCCGAAACGAGTTAGTTCAAACATTTCTGCAGGATTAGGAACCATTTCAACATAGTGAGAATATCTATCATTATCAGAATATATCTTTAATACTACATCTTCATTTAATGGATCTTTTTTATCTTCATGTAATGGTTTTCTCTTATTTTTTGTATCAAAAACAGGATCTTCATATTCAGAGTTTCTATATAATCTTAAATAAACATCACCATATTTACATAACGAATATGCCCATCTATAAATGTTCTTATTTACATTCATAGTTTCAAGTAAAAATGTAACATACTTAGCAACTTTATCATCATCAGATGTGCACCAGATAATATCTCCTGCATCATTTGCTTCAGTAGTATCTTCAGCATATAATTCAAGTGCAGCTGCCATAAATGCATCTTCCGACATTGTATCAAGTAATTGCATTACTGTTTCTCTATTATTAGAAACTTGAGTGAAAGATTCAATCTTTGCAACATCTAATTTACTTGATAAACCAGCATCTACAACTTGGTCAAAAAATTGACCCTGAGTTTCAATACCAATATTTTTTTCAGGTATCGGAACAGGATTACTTTTTAATCCATAGATTTCTTCTGCATCCTGATATATATTTACATCTTGATTAATAAATTCTTGTTCTTCCATATTATGCTCCCCTTTATAAAAGGATGTTAGATAACTATACCTTGTGATAAGTATAATGCACTATAGTTTGAAGTTGCTGAACCTAAACCAAAATTAACAAAATTCTTTTCATCTTGTTTTGTTTGTTTAACAGCAGTTTCTTGCATTGGATCAAATATCTTTTTTAATTCTGTTTCCATATCAACAGAAACTTGTTGTTTAGTTAAAGTAGCACCTGCACTGCTTACTTCAACAACATTATCAAGATCTTCTCCCCAGAAAAATGCAAATTCTTCAGCGTGTTTTGAAGCATTAAATAAAGCACCACAAACAGCATCTGAAGTATCTTTACTATTTATTCCACTAGGTCCATGATCTATTTTACCATTATTATCTCTTTCAAGTCCAATTATTTCTTCTGTTAATAAAACAGAATCATACATTTCTAATCTTTGTTCATAGATAGCACTTTTAAATGTTTGATAAGGAATACAGATTCTTGAAGCACTATCTATTCTATCTACTGAAATAACTTCAGTATTAAAATTTTCAGCAGCTAGTTGCTGTAATAAATCTGCACTTTGGAAAGAGTCAGCAGATATTGACTTGATAGCAAAACCTTGATTTCTTAACCATCTAATAAATTGTCTATTTTTTTCAAAAGATATTTGATGACCTTTTGGAGCCTTAACAGCTACACTAAATGCTAATGTATAGTAAAGCTCTTTACTTTGTGTGCTACCTTCTACATGAGGTTTTTTACCTTTTATCCACACACCAGCAATACCTGTTTTGTCTCCAGATAGAGACATATCTAGATGAATAAATAAAGGTCTATCTAAAAGTTTTCTATCTAATCTATTTAAATCAATAAAATCGTAATATTGAGTAGTATCATCAATTCCATTACCTACTTCAATTATATCTTTAGTGAAGATATTTTGTAATTCAGGTTTTTTAACTAATGCTAATCTACTACCTGCAATATATCTTGTAACATTTGAAGTAGATATACCTGCAATATCTGTTAATGCAATATCTATGTTATCAATAAAGTTTTCATAATACCCAATAGGAACTTCTAATAAAGAATATCCTCTGTTGCGATAATAATTCTTATCCTCTTCTGATACATCAAGAGGTAAGACTTCACTATCAAGATATTTATTACCAACAGCTACAATAAATTTTTGTTTACTATTTTTATCAGTTCTGATTATCCACTGAGGTTCATCTACAACCCTGGTTGTTTTACTTTCATTTTTCTTTTTACCTTCAATAAAAGTTTCCATGAAAGATTGTTCAGTTCTTTTAGAAGAAGCTAAGCATAATATTGTAGGGTTCTTGTCTCCTCGCATAAAACGAGATTGCATACGAGCAGCAGCAGTATTTATTAATGTTCTTGCTTTTTCTTTTTGTTTTTCAACATCTTGGTTTGGTTGGAAAGAAACCTCATCAGCAAATGCCCAATAAACAGCACGACCAATTATGTGTCTTGATTGCGAACCATAAATCAACTCAAGACCTTTAGGTGGTTTCCATTCAGGAATGTCACTCTTAGAAACAGTTCCTCTTTCCATAAACCATTTAGAAGATTGAATCAAAGATTGCATTTTTGACCATGCAACACCTTTAGCGGCATCCATAGTAATATTCAACACTGCAAATGTTATCAAATCGGTTGGCATTAATCCATAATGTAAATATGGATTTTTTAAACACATCATTCTATATAATTCATAACAACCAATTATAACAGCAACTGTTGATTTACCAAGACCGATAGCTCCTGTTAATGCAAGAGTATTATATTTTGCAGGTTGTATAGGATCAGGATAAATTTCTTTAAGAAGATTCTCCCAATATGGAAATATTGTAAATCTACCTTCTTCGTCAGTTAATCCATTTCCTAAATACTGCTTATTATGTAGAAACTCTTCAATACTAACAGGAATTTCTTCATAATCTTCATATAATAATTTATTAAATTGTACAGAACTTCCTTTATTAGAATATTCTTCTAATATTTTTAATGCAAGTTCTTTTTCTTCTTTTGATAACTCATTTAATTCTTCTAAATTATAATTCATTTAAATCACTTAAATTAAAAATGTATTATTTTTTATGCAGTCTCTATATGATTCTTTTATCCCGTTAATTGCAACCTCAGCTTTAGTATTTGGATAATCTTTGTGTTGATCACAAAAATCTTCATAAATATCTATATCAGATAATATTTCATTATAATGCTCTTCTGTGTGTTGTGTACCATGACGAAGTTCATCATGGAATCTTAATATTCTTGCTCTAGTATTTCTTATACTATCAAGTTTGTCCTCTTTTACGTGAGTATTAAGAGTAGTTTCAACGGAAGTTAATTTATCTTCCATTGCAGAAACTTTCGTATCAATATTATCAATCTTCTTTATAATATCACCATTCATAGCTTTTCCTAAACCCTTTGCTAGCCAACCCCATAGATTAAGCTCAAGTTTAGGAATTTTAATAAGTGAAAGAATTAATAATAATCCTCCACCACTCCACGTTAAAATATCTTTTAACTCCATTTATTATTTCCCTCTTATTAATAAACTTTTATCAATAAGTCTTTATATATGAATTAACAATCATGCTCCTAAATTCACATAATATCTTTTTACTTCATTAACCTCAATTTGATTATACAAGTTAATAATAGCTTCTGATTGAGTTTCTGTTTCAGTACCAACAGTCCAAGTTCCAAAACCAGGTAAATTAATAATACATTCACCTGAATTATTAAAAGTACCTTTTACAGTATTATATTTCGGAGTATCTCCTTTTATTAATAAGGCAGAATGATACTTTCCTGTTTCTTTATAAAAATCAATGTGGTTATCACACCATTCTTTATCTGGTTCATTACCTGCCCCAAAACAATCCGTTAAATCTATTAAAGCTAATCTTCCAAAATGTACTTCTGATGTTGCAGAAGTACTGGAAGCGTTTGCCTTTAATCTTAATTCAGGAGAGCTGGATGTTATAGTACCTCTTAATGAAATATTCATAGCATCAATAGATGTAGTAGAATAACTTAGTGTAGAATCAGTAATTTCAATACCATGACTTACATTGTTAGAATTTAATCCATCTATAAATGCTTGTAAATAATAAATATGATTAGCAGTTACACTTAAAGTACATTTAATCCATGAATTAGCTTTAGATGAACAAGACACTATCCATAAATCATAATTTCTATATTGAACAACATTATCTCTGGTATATTTATACCAAGATGCACTATTATTATAAGCAGTCCAAGAAGGTGTTTCAGAAATCTTATTTATTCCAATATAATTTCTACCTGGAATCACACTTACTTCTTGCCCAGATGTTCCTCCTGTTATATCAACTTGAATCCAGCACTTATCTAACAATCCAACGGCAGTATTTAATTCTTCGCCTGTATGAGTTGAGTCATATTTTCTCATCAGCTACCACCTTAAATATTAACAATACGTAATGCAATAGAATCCACAGTAACCTCAACAGGACCTGAAGCTGTTTGTCCTAAAAAAGCTTGTACCTCCCAGGTTCCAAAATACATAGGATGGAATGTCCATTTTCCATCGTGTTCTATTGCAGAAAGAGTGATTGTTTCTCCATTAACTGTTGTAGATGCAACAACTGTTGATCCTGTAGTAGTTAATACTTCTATTGTATTTTCGGAAGTATAAAATTTTTTGAAACAATCATCTATCTCTTTATCAGTATATGTAGATCTATATGTTTCACTCATTCTTAACAATCCTTAAGTTAATGTAGTATTTAAAGTAACATAATAAGTTCCACCAGAACCTGTACCATACTGCAACATAACATTGATTATTCCTTTTGCACTAGTAACTGTATATGATCCTATTTCATTAAATTCTGTAGTACTTGTTGTTATATCTGATTGTTCTACTCCATTTATCTTTAATTTAAGATTACTTATGTTACTACTACTCCAACTACTACCAGTTCCTTGTTTACCATAAAATTTTATAACTGAACCTTCATTTACTAAATATTTATTTATTGAATAATAAGGTCCAATATCATCAATAGTAATATAAGAAGCTACACGTGCTCTATCAGTATTAGTAGAACCTGCATTAGTAACGTAAATATTTGTACTTGTAGGACCAGCATTTTGAGTACCTATATAAAATGCAGGAGTTATTCCATATGAAGTTTGACTACTATCAGAACTTGAACCTCCACTAGTAGTTACATAACAAAAATAACTACCTGATACATTCTTTCTTGATCTTGTCCAATATGCACATTTAGTAGAAGTAGCATTATGTTTATATCTTACCCTACCATATGTTTTGTAGTAATCATAACGTTGTTGTAAAACTGATTCATATTGATTTGAATTAGATGTTTGTCCAAAAAGTTCATATTCAGACAATAAGAATATCTTATCTTCTGTAGAAGTAATATATTCTGCATCATCACTGGTTGTTTCACCTGTATGATTATCAGTATAGATAGGTTTAGATTTTAAAACAGCTTTTAACTCAGAAGGTAAACAGTTATATAAACATTTAGTATCATATCCACTAAAAAAAGTAGTATCTCCATTTAAAAGTGCACGCATAATGCTTGTTTCCCATCCTGGATAACTTGAAGAACTTGCTCTCATATGAAACCAATCAGTATTACTAGAACTAGTAGAACTACTATTATAATGAGAATCAACAATAGCACAATTTATAGCACTAGAAGTATCATTTGTATATCCTAACTGGAAAGTTATTCCAGGACCTTCAATACCTACATTGTGATCAAATCCTATTATATAAGCATATAATGTAGTATTTATACTTAACGTACCTATAGTACCAGATAAAAGAACAGCTTTTTTATCCCCTACACTCCAATAAGAAGATGCTAACCCGTAATTTATTGCAGATTGTATATCTGACCAACTTGTTGAATCTAATGAAGAAGAAATTATTCCACTATCTGTTAAATTCACATAATATGTAGTAATATTAGTAACATCAATAAAATCTTCTAATATTGTGTTATCTTTGGATGCTATTATCTTCCACAATCCAAATTCTTGTAAAAAACAAGTAAAAGTAGTATCAGAAACCTTTTCAAATACTACAGTTTTTGCTTTGTTATTACAAGTAGCAGAAAAATTAGAAACATCATATCCAGTTGGAACATTTATAACTATCTGAGGATTTGCCTCAGAAGAAAGCCTTCCTGCAGTTAAAAACCCATCCTTTCCGACAACTACATATTGTCCAGGAACAGGTTCAATTTTTTCTTGTAAATATATTTTACTCATAGGAGTATATTAACCTCCTTAAATCAAGATTTATTCTTCTTCTTGTTCTTGATTTTCAGTCATTATTATTGTTTTTTCTTCTTCAGTAATCCAGCCTTTAGCTACAGCAGCACTTAAACCTGCTTCATCTATTTTACCTTCATTATATAATCTTTTTAATCTTTCAAACATAATAATGTCCTCCTGTTATCTACTTAATAAATCAATTAATATATCATCAATGGCTTCAGATTGCTCTGCTAGCTGTGCTTGATGATTATCAAGAGTACTATTTATAGCAGGTGTTCTATCAATATCAGTAGTATGATTATCAATATAATACCATGTACAGAAATTACCTTGTAAATCTTGCTGTACTTTAAATCTAAATAATACTCTAAAGTTATGAGTAATGGTCATAAGAGGAGTATTGATGATGTGCGTAGTAAAAGCACCTGGTTCTAACTCTGTGTAACTCTCACCTTGTGTTTTTAGAAATTCACAATACTTACCATCATATAATCTTGTTCCAAAAATAAAATCCATTTTAGCAATCTCCTTGCTCTACAATTTTTATATCATTAATAAGTTGTTCTAAATCATCAATAGAGGCTAAATAAAAATCTTTATACCATAGCCATCTATCATTATTATCTTCTCTCTTAAACTTATGATATTTCTTTTTTGACCATATCATTTCCCATATTTCTTCATATCTATCTTTATTCTTTATTTTATCAAAAGAAGTATGGTCTAATATCCAATTTATTAACTCTATTCTTTTTAATCCTTGATTATCTTCATTACTTACAAAATAATCAAATGCGTCTTGACTTGTATCAAAACATAAAGGTTTTTCATTATATATAAGCATATTCCCTTTACTGTCTATCTCAGTACCGAAAGGAATATTAACTTCACCTTGAATACATTTTTTCTTATATCTTTTTCTTGTTATATATTTCATCTACTATTTATCTCCTAATATTTATATCTAAGTTAAACTAACTGTTACTCTTTTAAAAGTATCCATAATTTGTGTTACAGGAGTTTGTCCTGTTTTTGTTATTGTATAAGTACCATAACTAGGAATGTTAAAAACACATTTTCCTGTACTATCAGAAGTTTTATTTTCATTATAACTTACTGCAGTACATTTACAATTGATTGTTTGATTACTTCCTGCGTTAGTAACTATAATTTGAGGACACATGTTTTGTAAAGCATCAATAGCATCATCAATCTGTTTTCCTGACAATGATGAAAGATAGATTCCTGTTTCCATAGTTGTCACCTTTTAAACTCCAAGTACAAATGCAGGAGAAATCATAAATGACCCACTGGCGCTTCCTGAAGCAATTGCACCAGAAGTGTTAACACAACAATAATAAGCTGTATTAGTTATACTAGGAGATCTTAACCACCATACATTTGTATTTGTACTATTATCTCGTTGTCTGACCTTTGATCCATTTTCATAATAAGTATATCTAGATTGAGCAGATGCTTCATTAGTATTTGAAGCACTTGTGGTTGCAAATACTTCATATTCAGATAATAAAAATATATCATCATATGTAGCTGTTACTGTAGCAGCTGCAGTGTGTGTTGTAGTTGAACTATTGTCTGTATATTTCTTTACAAATCTCATACAGGATTGTAGATCAGCAGGTAAACAAAGTTTAACTTGAGGTAAAAGACTTGTTCTCATATAAGAATCTTGCCATCCTCCTGCATTTGTGGCTGTTAATTGCATACTAAATCCAGTACTATTATACAATCCTATACAAGTTCCATTACTATTTCCTCTATCAAATCGAGTAACATCTTTTTTACCTAATTGGAAAGTTATTGTTGATTTTGAGTTTGATTCATTTGCAGCATTATGATCAAAGCCGATTATTTCTACATATAAAGTAGTATTACTAAATGTTTTTAAAGTTGTATTTCCATTCTTAATTGTACCATTTAATATAACTTCTTTACAATCACCTATACTCCAATATGAAGCAGCTTGTCCTTCAACAGTTACTGCTTGAATAACAGACCATGAATTGTCATTTAAATTTGGTTGAATTGAAGACAGTTGAACAACAACAATTTCATTAAGAGAAGAAATATGAACAGTTGCTATTGCTTGACCTGTTGTTGTAGATAGTGATTGAATAATCCAGTCTCCTTCTTCATTTACACAGAACCTATAACTTCCTGTTGTATCAGAAGCAGTAAGTGTAACTATACCATTACTACAAGTACAAACTGCACCCATATCATAAGTTACATCAATATATGCTTTAAAATATGATAATGTTATTTCATACGACCCAACAGAAGGAATATTAATTGAAGATTGAGTTGATATTCCACCTTTTGTAGCTACAACTACCCAATCACCTAAAGAAGGAAGAAGGAATTTTCTTATTCTGCCTTCTGATGAATAAAAATAATTATCATTTGATGTAATTAATTCATCACTACCACTTGGAACAAATTCAAGATAAGCAGGATTAGATTCTAATGTTGTTGTTCCATTTGTTACAAGTACTCTACTTGTATCATCAGGAGCAGTAACAGTTAATATGATACTCTTTGAAGGATCAGAAGCTAAATCTGTTACTACTGCTTCTAAATTACCATCAATACTTTTAAAAGAAACAACTTGTCCTGGTTGTCCAGTTAATTTTTCTTGTATGTATCTTTTTGCCACTACAGTTCCTCCTTTTAAGTCATAGCATTCACTATGTACTGTTTATATTCTTGTACATCAACAGAATAAGTAGAAGAAGTTGCAGTTGACGATGCTTTAACTTCTATATCATAAGGATTTGCTTGTGTTGATAATCCAGGAACATTAAAATACCAAGTATTAGAAGGATAATTTGCAGATGCAGTAATATTAGTACCTCCAGAATGTCTTTTACAATTTACTATATATCCTGAATTCGCAATTACTTTTATCTGAGGCAGTATTCCTTGTGATGCAGGATCTACTACTTTTAACTCTCCTTGATCATTAAATCTTAACAAGTAATTTGCAGTTACACCTTGTAATTTATTAAATTTTCCTTCAAGATTTATTTTATCAGTTATTTCCATAAGATAATATACTCCTCTCAAGTATTCTTATCTTTATACATAATTATACCAATATATTTATATATACAATATCAGATAGGAGGACTTTGTTCATCTGATTCATTTTCTGTATCAGTTTCACCTATATATTCTTTAAAACCATTCGCTTTAGCTGCTTCCATGGTAATGCCTCCGTCTCGGTGATCTGACTTAGCTAAACTAAGATAGCCTGCTAAACCAGCTCCGATAACTGCCTCTGCAAGGCCTACAGCAGCTGTAAGCCATGCAGCAGTAGCAGTATAATCATGCTTTATACAATATCCCATTAAAACTAAAGCTTCTTGTGCTATTATAAATCCAAATAAAACAACTATAAAAGTTATAGTTTTTGAATATTCTCTTTTTTTCTTGTTATTTGAACAACTTTTTTCTTTCTTATTCCTTTTCATAGTTATTACTTCATATCTTTAAATCTGTAAAGTAATTCTGCCATCTGTTCACGAGTCAGAAAATCTTGCCACATATAATTAGGAGTACCATCAGGAAGTGGAGAACCACCTTTAACTAAACCAGTTGATTTAGCCCATTCTCTTGAATTTTCACTCCAATTTCCTGCATCATTATCTTGTAAACTTTTTCTGTATGCCGTCATAGCAACTTTAAACATTTCATTAAATTGTTCTTGAGTCATGTCTTCATCCTCCTGAGATTGTAAAAGTGTATTTACTTCAGCAGCTATTCTTCCATGATTCTGATAAAGCCAGTTTCCTGGACATGATTTATTTGCAAACCATCTATGTACAGTCATGTTTTGTTTGTCTACTTGACCTATAAGATCAGGGTTTGCTTGCCATAGTAATCTTTTTATACCGTTACGTTTGCAAATATCTGCACACAATTTTATTAAAGTATCCCATGCAGCTTCTGTTATTCTATAAGGTTCTTTTGCTTCAATGTTAGCAACTTCAATTGTTACAGCTCTATTATCATTAGCTTTTGATGAAGTACACCATGAGCGATTTCTTTCAGCTACATAAAGCCCAACACGTCCGTCACTACCTATTCCATAATTTGAACTTGCTTCTCTTGTTTGAAAAAGTTCCCCACAACCCTCAACAGAAAGATTACCAGCCATACAATGTATAGAAATGGTATCAATCTCATGATTACGAGGACCACTATTCATAGGACTATACCGTATATAATCAACTAGAGGACTATTCGTATATTTCATAATTATTCTCCTTTATTATCAGAAAATTCCTCTTCAATTGATTTAGGAAGATTATCATTTTCTATCATTTTTTCTAATTCTTCTAATGTTATTTCTTTTGTTTCAGTCATTCATATATCCTCCTCATACGAATAAAACTAATAATCCATTCCGATAATACTGCCACCATAAACACTGGGAATAGTTATAGTTGTTTCGGTGCTACTGGATGCTCTTGATCGAGTACCGTTTAAATAAATATAAGTATTATTTTCTACTACATAAACATCTAATCTTGCCACGGAATCATACTGACTTGCAATATATATCTGATGAGTTTTATTGGTTGTACTAATGTCTGCATATTCTGAAGTATCTCTGCCCGAAATTCTATAATAAAGAGAATTCTTAAAAATGTTATCTATTATTTCTTCTGTATAAGAAGGAAAATAACAGATAAACATCGTCCCCCCATACACTGCGGTAAAACTGCTAGTTCCTGAAGATGTTGCACTTCCAGAAGCATATTGTCCTGTACGATAATACACCTTTTCAATAACATCATTTATAATCTGAACATATATTCCACCACGGTAAGGTGTATCTGATTTAAGGTATAACGGAGTACTTACAGGTACTCTATTTTTTATTTTCCATACTCCTATATTACCATAATAAATAGAAAATAAATAATAAGTATCATTAGATAAGAAATTAACCCAGTTAAGATAGAAAGCACTTTGGGAACTACTATCTTTACCTTGTCTCATTATAATTTTCATATTTGAAAATAAATCTTTCAATGTAGGAAAAATTATATCTGTTCCTCTTTTTCTAAGTAGACATTTCATACTTTTCACCTACATTCTTGAATACATATTTACATAAAAATAATATCTCGAAGGATTACCAGATTGATATCTTGAAAAAATAATAATTAGATCATTCATAACAGGTATTTCATATGTACCTGCTTGTGAATATATTTTAACACCGTTAAAAGCAATATAACAATTAGCATTATCAGCTGAATCATTTGCTTTAACGGTTATAGAAATCATTCCTCCATTAGGCACATTAGTTACAACTTCAGATGTATACTTAACATTATCAATAACTACATATCCATAATTATTATCAAACCTACCTTCAGTTGATATTACATGAGTAAGAAGAACTTTATTAACTGGTCTGGATATTACACAAGTTCTCTTATAATCAGGTGAAGTTACTACATAAATATAATGATCTTCATGAACATCAACTAAATCATAAACATATTGTATTTCTGCAAGTTCATAATTTATAGAAAAAGAAGCTCCGCTTATTCTTCCACCATAAACACCTATTGTAAATCTTAAGAAACAATTATCTAAATCTTCTCTATCTAATTCTCCAGTAGAAATTGTTAATATCTGATCTGTAGTAGAAGAAAATTCCGAATATTCTCCTACAGCTACATTATTAACATATAATTGAGACCTTGCTATATGTCGTGTTTGTGAAGGGTCTTCAGCATGTCCTTTTATTTTTAATGTTGTATTTATTATTTTAGCATCTTGAGGAATTGAATTGAAATCAAAATAATAATCTATGTAAGTAGATCCACTACCACCTTGTGATGTTTGATAATAATCATTACCTGTAGTATCAGGAGTGTTAATACCTTTCCCTATCGCATCCATATAATTAGTGCCATTTATACTTTCCCCTGCAACATAACTACTGAAGAAAAAAGTATCATGTATATTTCTGTCTTTTGGATGAGTAGGAGAAGGGATGTCTCTATTATTATCTATAACTTTATATTCAAGTTCTTCATCATTAGTTATCAAAATTGGATATTTAAGATTTGCTGTAAATAAAGCACCACTTATTCCTCCACCATAATAACCTACTGTAAATCTTAAAAAACAATTATTTAAATCACTAGCTTTCAAAGATTCAGTAGGAATGGTTAAGATTTCATCAGTTGTAGAAGTAAACTCAACTGGATCTCCAAGAGGAGTATCACCAACATATAATTGCATACTTGCACAACTTGTTGATTGTGAAGGATTTTCAACATGCCCTTTTACTTGTAATAATGTTCCAGATAGGAATTCTTCTGATGGTGTTGAATTAAATGTAAAATAATAATCTATATAAGCAGTTGATTGTCTATTATTAGAATAATCATTTGTTGTAGTATCAGGAGTATCTATTCCTTTTCCGATTGCTTCACCGTAATTTGTACTTCCTATATTTGAACTAACACTATAACCGGTAAAATAAGAATATATTGATTCTGTATCTGCAGTTTCAATACAACTATATTCTGGAGATACAGATATAAAAGGATTATCAGATTCTACTGTTATTTCATAACCAAGAAATTCATATGTATAATTAATTGTTAAAGAAGCACCATAGAAATCAATATAAAAATCATCAGCAGAAGAATATGCCACTGCACCTATCCTAAGAGCAATATCTCTAACTTCTGTTGCAGTCCAAGTTACACCAGGATTAATAACAATAATAGTAGGAGATGATACATTTATTAATGAAGTTGTAGTACCTTTTACTGTAGTACCTGTAGCAAGGCCAATGTTACCACTAGCAGTCCAAAGTGAAGTGAGACTGCTGGATGCTTTTGCTGTACAAGTTACACTGTTGATAGTAGCATTTTCAGGTATTGACGCTACATTAAAAGTATAATATACTGTACAAGTTGAAGGTTTAAGCCCTAATCTTGTAAAAGTAGAACTATTATAAGAACTATATCCATTTGATATAGGATAAGATTGACTTATTGAAAAATTAGCAAAATCTCTATTTCCAGTTGGTTGTACTGATAAATCTTTTGTAACAGATGTATATTTCATATCTTGTTATCCACGTATATAAGTAGTATTTTCAGTTCCATAAGCTGAACCACCTTAATAGACATAGACAAGTTCGTAGTCTCCGTTATAAAACGAGCCAGGTGCCGCAGAGCGCGAGCCGCTTGTCGTTAATGTAAAGGTCGTTCCCGATTGAGAATAACTGTATCCCGAAGTTACATTTGACAGAGTGCCGTTATACATATAGAACTGGTTGCCTGCTACGCCGCCAGTTGACGAGCCATCCCACCGCATATCGAATACATAATAGTATCTGGAGTTTGAGCTTCTCGCTATTTGAGAAGTAAGTCGAGCGAAGAACGCTTTCGGCGTTCTGCCAGACGGCAATGTAAAGGCAATGGAAGTATTCTGGTTGCTACTGTTCGTCATCGTTGCGGTCGCAATGCTTGCTCCACCGCTACCGCTGACGTTGACGGTGACAGGCGTATATGCCTTGCCGCGTGGCGCGGTATATGTTCCATTCTGCGTTACGCTTAACGGTTCCGTCTCAATCTCTATTGTGCCGCCATAGGCGTATGTTAATTGATAATAGCCGGGTTGATGAAAATAACCACCAGCAGAGGTAGAAGATGAAGTAATTGTCAGCGAGCCGTTACTATAGCTTGCCGTCCAGTTTGTAGTAGCAGATGAACCTGATCCCATCTCCATACCATATATACTGGAACCATCATCAACAACTACATGTGCACGAGTATAACCAGATGAAGTACCAATATTAGAAGTAAAAATACAAGACCAGTACATTGGCTCATCTTCGAGACCAGTAAAAGTTATTGATGTTGCACCAGAACCAACCTGTACTTGTTTTGTGTCTATATTAGCAGATGAACCATTATAGGTATAAACTAATTTATATTCATTAGCTTGAAAATTAGTTCCTGTACCAGTTACAGTAAGAGTTCCATTAGAATAAGACTTAGTAAAAGCTGAATCTGAATAAGTCATTTGTGCATTAGAAGTATTTGTAATATATTGTCCAATTACATTAGTACCATCAAATACTACCGCTGCAGTTTTATAGGGTGAGGCACCTGTCGCGAGATTGCTTGAAGAAGTAATAACAAAAGAAGTTGGATCACCAGAAAGTCCTGTAAATTGAATTGAAGACGCAGCCGATGTTAAGGTTTTTGTCATAGAATCAAGTTGAATACCACTTCCTCCGCCAGAACCCTCATAAGTACCAGTTGTGTTAAAAATTGTAACATTTTTTTTAATATTACCAGCTACTAGATTAGCATCACCAGCTATTGTTTGGGTTCCAGTTAAATAAGTGCCAGAAGCTATTGTTTGATTTGTAGTGGTTGGAGTTATAGTGGCTGCCGCTTTAGTAGTAACATCTGCGGTTAAAGTTACGGCAGCAGTAGAAGCTGTTGCAGAACTCACATAACCAGCACTAACCGTGGGCGTAGTAGTTACGCCCGTTTTCGTCAGCGTGAGCGTATTTGTACCTGTTGATACTGTTGCACTTGAACCAGATAAACTTGTTGGTCCAGTTACACTGCCATTTGGAGTTGCACTAATTTTATAATAAGCTCCAGCTGAATTATATCCAGTTGGAATATTTATATATTGATCAGATGTACTACGACTTATTGTAGCTTTTGATGTATAACCAGAAGTTGCACTAGAAGTTGCAGCTGTTGGTAAAGTCATAGAACTAACAGATTTTGTTGCATCAGCAGTATAATATCCAGCAGGTGCAGTTACAGTAGCTCCACTTGCAGTTAATGTTGGATTAATCGTCGCAGTTGCGGACAGAGTTACAGTTGCATTGCCCGCCGTACCAGTGGTCACATATCCTGCTGTTGTTACGCTCGGCGTGACTGACACCGTTTTTGAAAGCGTCAGAGTGTTGGAGCTTGTAGATACCGTTGCAGAAGAACCGCTAATCGTGCTTGGGGCTGTGACTGTGCCTGCCGGAGTTGTCAGGGCAACGGTCTGCATTGCGTCATAACCTGTGTCAGGAGATATTGTTGCACTTCCACTGGCTGATACTGTGTAATCTTTACTTGATTGTACATTTCCCCCACTACTTGGAACAGCTACATCTACTGCCGCATATTGTGTTACATCTATACTTGTTCCATTTGAAGTAATTGATTTTGTACCTTGAGGGCGTATATATGTTTTTATTTGAGAATTACTGTCGGTAGCTTTAATACCAGGAACTCCTGTATACTGAGTTCCAAAAATTTGTAGTGTATCAGTTGCCATAATACGCCTCCTTAACTAGTGCCGTTTTGGTACATATCCATAGTAATTGCCGTGACGGAACGTGCCACACTTTTGCTTGCCGGAATCCTGTAAACGGAAAATGATATTTTAAACTTACTGTTAGTCTGATCTACCGCCGCCGCTACAGTTGTAGTAAAAAAGTTAGAATAGCACCTTGCATATACAGAGGGCGTTTTCTGAAAGCTGTTCATTCCGCTTGAAGTCCCGTTGCCCCAGCCTACATATAGTCCGTAGCTACTGCCATTATATATCTGCGACGTTCCACTAGAGTTGATATAGAAAATTCTAGGGTAAGTAAAATTGCAAGAATTATCCTGTGTGTTATATGTTTCAGAGTCCCAGCTTGCTACGTTACTGGGAACAATGCTCCGCACTTCCCATCTTGTTTCTATTTGCTTGGTTATCGTCTGAAGCGTTGTGCCGGATTCATACACGGGATCAAAGACAAATTCACCAACACAAACGTAATCATAGTCAGAAAAGTTTGTGCTGATAGAATTTGTAGGTAGCGTATAAATCATGGTAGAAGTAGTGCTGGGAGTCCATGTAGCAAAACTTGTGTCTTTTAGTGCTACTGTTTGCGTAGTTGTATCTATTAATTCCGCATCAGTCCCGTACCACGCCCATGTATCACTACTTCCACCACCATCAGGAGGTAAAATAA